CTCGTGGCGCTCCGGCTGGCAGCAGGCGCTCGACGTGGAGAATCCCTCCCGCCTTCGTCTCTACAACGTCTACCGCGATGTCGAGGTAGACGGCCACCTCTCTGGCGCCATCGGACAGATCAACGGCTTCGTCAAGGCACGCAGCTTCAAGATCATGTTCGGTGAGAAGGAGGACGAGGAGGCACGCCGCATCTTCGATCGCACTTGGTTCAAGACACTCGTCGACCTCTATTTCTCCGCCCGCTACTGGGGTCATACGCTCATCCAGTTAGGCGACGTCGTCTTCACCGAGGGCGGCGTGCCAGCCTACGACAGTGTCCTGCTCATCCCCCGCCGACACGTCATTCCGGAGTACGGCCGTGTCGTTGCTGAGCAGGGGGACGACTGGCGCAAAGGCATCGAGTATCGTCGCCCCCCCTTCTCCGACTGGCTCATTGAGTGCGGCGGGCCGTACGACCTCGGGCTTTACCTCAAGGCCGCTCCGCACACCATCCCCAAGAAGAACATGCTCGCCTTTTGGGACACCTTCGGCGAGGTTTTCGGCATGCCCATGCGTATCGCCAAGACGACCTCGCGCGACCCATCGACACTGAACAAGATCTCCCACATGATGCAGAACATGGGGGCGAAGTTTTGGGGGGTATTCGAGGAAGGGACGGACATCGACTTGAAGGAGAACCAGCGCACCGACGCCTTCAATATCTATGACCGGCGTGTGGATCGGGCCAACTCCGAGCTCTCCAAGATCCTGCTCTACCAAACGATGACCATCGACAACGGCAGCAGCCTCTCGCAATCAGAGGTACACCTGGAAGTGCTCAAGAACCTGATCGAGGAGATTGCCGATGGCCTGCGCGATATGGTCAACGGCCAGCTCATCCCCCGCATGGTAGCTCACGGCTTCCCCCTCAAAGGGGCGTCCTTCGAGTGGGACTACGAGGAGGACTACACACCGGAACAGATGACGGCCATCGAGACCATGCTGCTGAATAATTTCGACGTGGATGCAGGCTACTTCGAGGAGAAGTATGGCGTGAAGATCAACGGCCGCCGGACGTATGCGCCCGTACCTGACGGGCCGACTGACGCCGACGAGGAGAAGATGATGCGGACGCTCACCCGTTTTTTCGGGCAAGCCCCCCGCGGTGGGGGCGACCCGTTTCTTTCCGACTTCTGATCGATAGGCAGTACTACGGCCATACGCATACCGATGCCGCGCACCCCTGCCCGGCCTGTGCACTGGCCAAGCCGAAGGGTGAGAACGAACTGCCTATCGACATGAATAAGTATATCGAGCAGGCCCTGAAAGACCTCTACAATAAAGAAGTCGATCCTCGGCGGGAACCAGTCCCGGCACTCTATGGTGGCTTTCTGCGCACCTACAACCACGCCGTCGATCAATCTATTGACAAAAAGCAGCAGAGAACATTGGCGCGTCAATTCAAGAACAACAATGAAGTCTTCTCCGCCTTCCGCGCCCACCGCATGAGCCGTGATATGGCGGCCCAGATGGTCGACAAGGAGGGCAACCTGAAGTCTTTTGACCGCTTCCGTAAGGATGTGGAACCGATTGCCGATCACCACGTCCGGCAGTGGCTCCGCACGGAGTACGACATGGCGCTCTCTCGAGCCCACTTAGCGTCCGAATGGGAGACCTATGAAGCGGATCGAGACATCATGCCCAATCTGCGCTGGGTGGAGAGTACAGCCATCACCCCGGATGTGGTACACAGTAGCTTCTGGGGTATGGTGCGACCCGTGGACGATGCCTTTTGGGCTGCACATCACCCCGGCGACCACTGGGGCTGCCAATGCTCTCTCGAGCAAACGGACGACCCCGTGACGCCCATCTCTGACGAGGTGATTCGAAAGGCGCCCCCGCCCTCTCCCGGCCTCGAGGAGAACCCCGGCAAGACCAAGCGCATCTTCTCTGACAATAGTCCTTACTTCCCCGGCTCATGCGAGACATGCCCTTTCCGGCACTTACTCAAGGAACCACGCACCGAGAAAGACTGCTACAACTGCCCGGCAGCTGTTGAAGCCTCCAGTAGGACTTATGCCAACAACGTGGAAGTGCTATATGAATACAACGGACATACCCTTACGCGACACGTTGATGTGGAAACAGACAAGCACGACTATCAAAACGTAGTCGATGTCTGTAAAACATTTGTCCGACAAGGGAAGTCGTGCATTATGACGCCAAAACTGAATGGAGTAGAGAAGAACCCGAACTATCCAGCGATCTATGGCGACTTGATCGGAACGGAATTCGAGAAGAGTTGTCCCGATATCCGCATAGGAGAACACTGGTATGAGCACGAAGGCTACGATGTTTTAAGGGAAGGCCAAAACAAAGACAAGTTCTCAAGTTTGCTATCCAGAGGCTTAAAGCAATCTAACAGGGTCATTCTCGAAGATTGCAAGGTAACAGATCACTGGGCGATAGAAAAATGTATCAGGCCCCATCTTCTGCGAGGGAGAGACATTGAAGAGGTCTGGATCCACTCCGGAAAAGGTAGGCTTCGGTTGCTCTGGAAACGACAGGGCGGCGACCATCAATAAAGACAGCCTCCGCCCCGCGGGTGATCCCCTCGCAAGGGTATCGCCACAAAGGTAAATCTACTTTTCAAACACCGATCAAACGGCATTCAAACAGCGCATAAATCATGACCGACAAGCAATTTTTCCGCAAACTGGCGGCTGTTCGTGGAGACATCGACAAGCTGGTGTCCGATAAGTGGCCGCGCAAGGCCGGTGTGATGGCCGTCAACCTCTTCAATGAGAACTTCCGCAAGGGAGGCTTCTTGAACAAGGTACGCGTGGCTTGGAGGCGCACCAAGCGGCAGAACAACCCCCGCATGACGAAAGCCGGCAAGACCACTGCCGCCTCGTCCTACGGCCCGCCGCTCAGCTCCCGCCGACACCTCTCCCGATCGAACGAGAAGATCGTCAGTAACGGACAAGTGACCATCGTCAACAAGGTGCCCTACGCCGCCGTACATAACGACGGCGGACGCGCCGGCCGTGGACACAAGACCGAGATCCCCAAGCGAACCTTCATCGGCCCTTCCGAGACTCTCAATAAGCAGATCAAGGACATGATCGTCGAAGACCTCGACAAGCTCCTAAAGAAGTGACCGACAAAGTTTGCTCGTCTTATTTATGAGACGAGCAAAACCCGCTATTCATGTGGGTTCGCGGGGTGTCCAGCCGCCCCAAGTTCGATTTTTATGACGGCTTTCGGGGCTTATCCCACAGCAACAGCAAGGCCCGGCAGAGCGTGTCTCTACCGGGCCTTTTTACATGTCGACGGCCGCCTGTCCATCACGGAAGGGCGGCCGCCTCACTACTGAAATAGTCAAAAGCTGAAACGAAAAAACTCATGTATATAATGCAGGGGCATCGCCCCATCGTTGTTTACAATTGCAAAGCCGCCTATTCTCACGAACCCCAGCGGCTCCTTCTGTCATTTCTGAAAAACCAATGAATTCAAATAAGATCACGTATGCTTGTTTGTCTGCTTTGCGACAATGTGCCCAACGTCATCATGCTGTGCCCTCCTTTCCGACGCCTTCCGTGGCAGCCTTGTAAGCCGCCTCTTGCCGGCGGATCCAGAGGGCAATGTCCTTCCAAGGCAGCATGCCGCCTACGTTCTTGTCGTCCACATAGCAATGCGCATACACTTTGCGCGCGTCGCTGCCGTAGGCCGTCACCTGATCCGGCCGGTGATCATTCACCCGGTCGAAGTGGATGTCTTGCTCCAAGAGCCAGTTCACCATCTCCGTTTGGCGCCGCCCTTCGCGGCATGTCCAGATGATGATGTAGTGCCCCTCGGCGCGCAGGGCGTTGATCTCCTCTCGCGCATCCGGCAGGGGGCGGCCGATCCCCGGCCACTGGCCATCGTGGATCGTCCCGTCAAAGTCTACTGCGATGATCATGGCCGTGGCTCCCCCTTTTCGCTCAACTCCTTGTTCCGCATCCTCACGAAATCGTCGTACGCCACGCAGCGGTACGTCTCCACCATGTCGATCAGTTCCTCGTGATCGTGGTTTGTCTCCGAGCCTACCCGCTGGAGCGCCCGGAACGACCGTCCACAGACGTTGTGCAGCGCCCATAGCACCTCGTCAATCAGGTCGAACACCTCGCCCAGTCCCTCCTCGGAAGCATCCGGCCCCGGCCATTCGGTAATGATGTGCAGCCGCACCTCCTGATTCGTTTTATAGGAACCGTTGTCCACATGCGTCCAGTCCGTCGGACTGAACTCGATGAACACTGCCGGAAGCCGAAAGGGCATCTCTTGCTCCAAGAAGCTCATATGCTGGTTCCACAGATCGATGTGGGCGATGGGCTGCGGCCGGTCGATGCGCCCTAAGGCATCCCGGATAGCTTGATACAGTTCTTTTCTCATCGTCTTGTTTGTCGTTTACTTGTGAAGGGTTGATTCGCCGTCTGCGTTGCGGCCGATCTTCCCTGACGCCTTCAGCATCTTGTAGAACGCCCGCTCGCAGATCCCCAGCTGCGGATGGATGTAGCGCCGCCAGATCTCCCGGTTCGAAAGCCCGCTCTTCACGTACTCGTCATAGATCCGGTTGACCGCTGTTACGCGCTTTTCGTAGCTCCGCCCTCGCGGATTGAATCGACCCATGCCTATCGTTTATACCTCCGTCATGCTAAGCGGTACCGACTCCCATACGCCTGACTTGCTGCGGACGGCAGCGCGGATATAGTCCTTCGAGGGACTGGGCTGATAGCTCTCCTCGATGATGCGCACGCCCTCGATGAAGCGTTCGTCCTTCGTCTCTTCGGCCAGCCGCCTGAGTTGCAACACACGCTGCGCCTTGAGCGTGCCTGTGCTATCGCGCGAGAGCAGGCGGAGAATGGTCTTGACCAAGGTGCGGCTTTCGTCGTCTTTGGCCAGTGACTCGATGTAGCCCTTGACCATTGCAATGCCCTCGTCCACCGTGTCGCGGTAGTTATCTAAGAGGTAGTGTCCGACGACGATGCGCTTCGTACCCTCGGAGTTGGTGAAGGTGTGCGACCGCTGGTCGTCCTTCACCCCAAAAAGCTCTGCCTTCATCTCTAACGCCCCACGGAAGGCCTCTGCGGCCTCCGTCTTACGCCGGGCTATCTCGTCGCTGATATTCATAAGTCGTGGCATGACGGTCTCGATCGTCTCGTCTACCAATGCGGTGTAAGCCTCGCGGTCGGCCTTGCGTTTGGCCTCCGCCTCTTTCTTCTGTTTAGCCTCTTTGAAGGCCGCAAACTCTTGGCGCTCCTCGGCCGTCATTTCTACTGTTTCCATATCGTGTTTTATGTATTTATATGTTCCTGTGTTAGGCCTTCGGCCGGTAGTCAAAAGTAGATTCTATCCTACTACCCTCTGACTACCGCGGCCAAAGGCCGCATAACTACCCTCTGCTATTTACCTCCCCGGGGGTGTACACGAAGTACATCATCGCTCCGGGCTGTTTTCCGAGCTCGTCCACCGTTATGCGGTCGACCGTTTGAAGGTCTTCTGTACGCTGTTTGAACGCGTTGTAAAGGCTGCGCAGCCGATCCACCGGGATACGGTTGAAGGTTTTGTAGCCGGATGCCCGACAGGCAATGGCCTTCACCTCGTCCATCGTGGCTTCGTGCTTCATCTCACGGCGATAGCTGAAGATGGCGGCTATCACCCGCTTGCGCCACCGGTCAGCCTCGGCCAGACCCGGCGTGCTGAGTGTGGTCAGTCGATCGCAGACCTCCATCAGGCCGCGGCAGTCCAAGTCTAAAGAGCTCTCCACGCCGTAGGCCGAGAGGATCGTGCGCTTGCCGTCATCGTCGATGCCAGCCTTACCCAGCAGGGTGTGAAAGCGCTTTACCAAGCGCTTCTTCTCTCTTTCCATGAATGTTGTTTCCATAATTTCAACTAAAAACTAAAATCTAACATCTAAAAATGCCGGATACATGTAGGGGTGCCCTTCTCCTGCCGGCAGGACTTTTCATTTTTCACTTTTCGTTTTTCATTTCACATAAAACTTCGCGGCCATCTCTTCCGAGATCACGAACTCTCCATTGCCTCCGAAGCGGCTTGTGACGAAGGCCTTAAAACCTCGCACGGAGAAGATCACGTCCGAGTCTCGCATGATTTTCGTGGCTACACTGCCGTCCGGACTGGTGCCCCGGTTGTTCTTTACGTGGCTGATAAAGACGAAAAGTGTGCGGGGGAAATCGAGCCTGAGCCGACGGTATTCCGAGTACTTCAGATCCATGAACTGCACCGAGTCAATGAAGACCACCCGCACCGTGCGGCTATGCTTGAGGCGATACACCAGATCCTCAAAGAACTCCCGATTGAGTAGGACGAAGTTGTGACCTGCCTCTACCAGTCCGTGCCGCTCTACGGCCATGCGGAGCGACTTGTTGATACCCTCCTCCACGCTGTCGTAAGCCACTTTGCGATGCTTAGCCAGCGCCTTGGCCAGAATCATAGCCATCGAGGTCTTGCCGTTCTTCGAGGGGCCGTAGATGAACCACGCTCCGCCAGCGATCTCTGCCTTTCCGATGGCTTCATCCAGTTCCGCACCGAGGCTCACTCCTTCCGGATCTGCCATGCGTGCCAGCTCACGCGCGCCGTATGACCGCTTCAGCTTCATTCGGCCGTCTCCTCCTTCCGTTCTTCGGCCTGCCGGCGCATGCGGTTAAAGGCATGGCACTTGCGCTTGACGCGCCTCAGGTCGCCTTCGCAGTCCTTCTTCACGGTCTCAATCTCGCGCAACCCTTCTACGCCATTGGCCCGGCAGACGTCCGAGATGTCCGTCTCGTTCAGCCCCGGTATGGCCATGAAGCGCCGACCGATGCGGGAGTAGATCTCCTTGTAGCCCTTCTTGTTCAGGCGCAGACCGCGGCGCACCTTCTTCTCCAAGTAGTCCGTGGCCATCAGCACGATGCCGCAATAGTCCTCTAACTTGTTGTAGAAGGTGATGAAGAAGAACATCACCTGGTCGCTCAGCTTATCGGCCTCGTCGAGGATGATCAGCGGGTTCTCGCGCCGCTTGAGCGCCATGACGACGTCGTCCACCATGTCGCCCACCGTATCGCCCGCAGGGTTCTTACCCATCACCCGAAGCAGCTCCCGGAGGAAGGTCTTGCGGTTCCAGTATTCCGAGCAGGCCAGCACGTAGACGTTCGGGTTTTCCGCCCCGTAATGCGCAGCCGTCAGCGATTTGCCCGTCCCTGCCTCGCCGCATACGGCCAGCACGAGGGCATTCTCCTGCGCGTCAGCGAAGATGTCCGACAGCGCCCTGTAGTTCCTTGTTTCCACTATGTTCCATCTGGTTTGTTTCACTCCGATCTGTGCCGCTATGCTGCGCCACATCTTCTCATTGATCAGCTCCCACTTGCCGGTCACGATCTGCGTCACCGTGGCGGGGCTGACCCCCACTAACGAGGTGGCCGCCCGCTTTTGGCTGCCCTTCATCTCGCAATACTCCCCGAGTCGCACCCGGATCATCTCTTTCTCTTCGTTCGTTATCATCTTATAGTTCGTTCAAGTAGTTGTAATCGTCCTCCAAGGCCGGTACCAGCATGGTTTCCTTCTTTAGTACGGCACCGATGTCCTCGGGTTGTTCTTTCTGCTTTGCCTTCGCCTTCGCCGGCTTCTTCTTTTCTGGCTGCTCTTGTCGCTGCCTGTAAGCCGCCTCCTTCGCGGCACGCTCCA